AGAAGGCGTCATCCTCGCGAAGGGCAGCGGCGGCCTCGGCAACGTCGCGTTCCAGGACACCGTCGGCACCGGTAAGACCGTCAACCTCACGGTCTCGCAGAACTCCGGGGTCGCGCTCATCGCCGCCGACTGGGACGCGTTGACCGTCGGCACCGCGTGGGTGCCCAGCGCGAACGCGAACCTCGTGCAGCGCACCGCCACGGCGAACATGACGTGGCACGGCGTGTACTGGACGGGGCAGTCGGCGGGGACTACCGCCTACGGGTGGTCCGGTGGCACGACGGACAAGAACCGGATCATCGCCCTCGAAATCCTGGAGGCCGGTGGCGCCGCCCCCGAGTCCCCGGCATTCGCCCCGCAGGCGCCGGGGCTGTTCCAGAGCCCGGGCAGCAATTTCACGAGTGCCTGGATGGGCACGGGCGACGACGGCCCGGCGTCGCCGACGTCCGCCGTCGTCGGTGCCGCCGCAGCAGGGGCCGCCGCTGCAGCCACGACCGCGAAGGTCGCTGTCGTCACCGCCCGCTGCGCTGCTGGAGCCGCGGCGGCGGGTGTGGTCGTCAAGCGGGCGACCCCGACGGTCGCCGCGCAGGCTGGGGCCGCAGCATCGGGCGCGAGCCGCAAGGTGGCCCCCGTCGTCGGCGTCGCCGCGGCCGGCTCCGCCGCTCGGGCGGCCGTGGCGCACGGCGTGTCGGGGCGAGCTGCCGCCGGAATCGCCGCAACACCCACGACCCGCCGCGTCGCCGTCGTCGTGGGTCGCTCCGCGCTCGGCGCCAGCTCGGCTGGTTCGGTCGCGCACGGGGTGGCCGCGAGAGCAGCCGCCGGCCCGACCGCGGGCTCCACGACGAGGCGCGTCGCACTGGTCGCGGGTTCCTCGACGGTCGGCTCGGCGGCGTCGGGATCGGTCGCGCACGGTGTCACCGCTCGTGTCGTGGCGGGGTTCTCCGCGACGCGCACCACCGCCGCCGGTCGAGCGGTCACCGCGGTCGCCGCCCTCGGCGCCGCAGCTGCCGGGGCGGTCGCGCACGGTGTCGCCGCTCGTGCTGCCGCCGGAATCGCCGCCGTCGTCGCGAGCCGCCGCGTCGCCCCCGTCGTCGGCAACGCCCCGGCCGGAACCGCCGCCCGAGGAGCGGTCGCGCACGGAGTCGCTGCCCGAGCGCAGACAGCGGCCGCGTCGAACTCGACCCCGCGGAAGGTCGCGCCGAGCACGGTCTCGGGCGCTGCCGGCGGCGCCGCCCGAGCGGCGGTCGCGCACGGCGTCACCGGACGGGGCCTCGCCGGGCTCGCCGCGGGTTCGACGACGCGGAAGGTCGCGCCGGGCACCGGTTCGAGCCCGGTTGGTGCGCTCGCGTCGGCTGCCGGGCAGAAGCTCACCGCTGTCACGGCCCGCGCGCCCGCCGGAGCCGTCGCGTCGCACAGCGGGGTCGCCGGCCGAGCCGTCACCGCGCTCGCCACGCTCGGGGCCGCCGCAGCCGCAGCGGTCCGCAAGACCGCGACGAGCATCACCACCGCCGCCGCCGGGACGAGCACCACGGCCGGGAGCCGGAAGGTCGCGCCCGCCGTTGCGCGCACCCCGGCCGGCGGGAGCGCGACCGCGACGAGCCGGAAGGTCGCGCCCACCTCCACGCGCAGCGCTGCGGGAGCCGCAGCCGGATCGACGACGGTACGGGTCGCCAGCGTCATCGCCCGCGCGTTCGGCGGGGTGGAGGCCCTCCAGACGGGGTCGCTGCCCCGCGCGGTCACCGCCCTCGCCTCGGCCGGCGGGTCCGCAGCCGGCGCGGTGCGGAAGACCACCGTCGCTGTCACCCGCGCCGCCGTCGGCAGCGTGGCGCGCGGGCTGGTCGGGCACCGCGGCAGCGCCACCGGTTCGGCGCGGGCCGGCATCACGGCGACCGGCTCGGCGGGGAAGCGGACGTCGCTCACAGCCCGCGTCATCGCCGCCGTAGTCGCCCAGGGCGAGGTCTCCGGCTCCGTAGCAGGGTTCACCCGCCCCGGCGACGACGCGCCGCCCACAGCGCTCCTGGGGGCCGAAACGGGCTCAATTTCGCGGCTCGGCCCCGATGAGGGCGCCCTCGCGGTCGCTGGGACCGCCACGAGCGCCACCACGAGCTCGGGGATGGACTCCGCACCCACAAGCCGCTAACGGAGGGGAGGCCCCCCGGTGCTCGACCTCGGCGACACCTACACGACGTCGATCCGCGTCTACGACGCGCCGCCCGATGCGGGCGGGGTTCTCATCAACGCGGGCACCGTCACCCTGACGATCACCCTCCCCGACGGCACAGTTACGACGCCGACGCCGGTGAACTCCTCCACCGGCCGCTACAAGTACGACCTCATCACCACCCAAGAGGGGCTGCACAGCATCCGCTGGCAGACGCTGAACCCGGCGACCGCGCAGCCGGACGTCGCGATCGTCCGCGCGGCGGCGCCCCTGTTCCTGATGAGCCTCGCCGACGCGAAACGCGCGCTGAACAAGAGCCCGTCGATCACCGTCGACGATGAGGAGATCCGCGACCTCATGGAGGCGACGACCCTCGTCGTCGAGGAGCATTTGAACGAGGTCGTCCCCCCGCGCGTCGTCACCCAACGGATCGACGCCTACGGGCAGGACCGGCTGCTGCTGAAGGCCCCCGTCATCAGCCTGACGTCGATCACGAGGGTCGCGCCGAGCGCCGGCACATACCCGGTCGGGAGCCTCGTCGTCAACAAGCCGTTCGGCTTCGTCGACAGCTACGGGCAGCCGTTCTTCGGCGCCCTCGACGTCGTGTACCGCGCCGGGTACGTGCTGCCCCCCGCGAACTACGTCGAGGCCGCGAAGGTCACGCTGAAACACCTGTGGCAGGAGCAGCAGCAGGCGGGTGTCGGCCCGAGCAGCCCGTTCACCGACCAGGAGTTCGCGGTCCCGTCGGGTAGTTTCTTCGCCCTCCCCCCGCGGGCGATAGAGCTGCTCGGCGGCCGCGGCCCCGGCTTCGCATGACCGCCATCCCGCAGGTGCTTGACGCGCTCGTCGCCGCGCTCCGCCTCGCGCTGCCCGCCGTCGACGTCTTCGACGGCCCCCAGTCGGGCGCCGTCGGCGGGGAGGGCATAGCGGTCGGCACGAGCCGCGAAGACAACTCGGTGGAGTTCACGTGGCCCGCCGCGGACCTCGCCGGCGGCGACGCCGAACACGCCACGATCGCATGCCTCGTGTGGTCGGGCAGCGGCGACAGCACGTATCAGGCCGCGCGGCAGCGGGTCGCCGTCCTCCTCGACGCGGTCGCCGCGGCGTTGGCCGCGAACCGCACGTTGGGCGGCGCCGTCAGCTCCGCGTGGATCACCGGCGGGGTCTGGCAGCAGCAGGCCGTCACGGGGGTGCTCGTCACCTGCGAGTTTCAAGTGGAGATCGACACGTTCTAACGGAGGACACGCTCATGGCCCTACTCACGAAGCAGGACGCGTCGCCCCTCGCCGGCAACGTCATCACCCCCGTCGCGGCCGCCGGTGGCGGCGACACGATGGTCGGCGGGCAGGGGATGAACCTGTACGTCAACAACGGGGGCGGCGCGCCGATCACCGTCACGCTCGTGACCCCGGAGGTGGTGGAGGGCAGCCTCGCCGTCACCGACCGCGCGGTGTCGGTGACCAACGCCACCTTCAAGGTCATCCCGGTGCCGTCGCGGTACAACGACCCGATCACCGGCCTCGCGAGCATCACCTACTCCGCGGTCACGAGCGTCACGGTCGCGTGGGTCCAGACCGCGGTGCAGCCATGAGCGTCTGGATCACCCACCCGGAGACCGGCGGCGTCGTCGAGGTCGATGAGGCTGCCGTGCCGATGTACCGGCAGTCGGGGTGGGATCTGCTGCCCGAGAAGGACGTCGCGAAGCGCGCGAAGGCCGCCGCCGACGAGGCCGCCGCCGACGAGGCGCGCATGGTTGAGCTCGGGAGGGTCGCGCTCGGGCAGGTCCCGCCGCCGCCGACCCCCGAGCCGCCCCCCGAGGTTCCCGTTGATTCGGACGCCAAGTCCACGAAGAAGGAGAACGGCTGATGGCTGCGCCGGCTATTACCGCGAGCGTCCGCTACACGTCTCGCGGCACCACGAAAATCTACTGGGTCGTCACGGCGGCGAACTACCTGACGCCGACGCGGCCGGAGCTGAACGCGGGGGTCGACCTGAGCCCGCAGCTCAACGACTCCGCCGGCTGGTCGGTCAGCTCGGAGCAAATTGATACGCCGGACATGGCCAACCGTTTCACCAGCAAGATCCCCGGGGCGATCACCGCGGAGGACTCGTCGCTGACGATGTACGCGTCGAAGACCGGCGCGGACGCCCGCACCGTCATGCCGCAGGACGCCGTCGGGAACATCGTCCTGCTGTTCGGCGGGGACACCGCCGGCAACAAAATGGACGTCTGGCCCGTCACCGTCGCGAGCGTGTCGAAGCAGATCAGCGTGCAGGGCGGCGACGCCGACACCCTGCAGATCAGCTTCTCGCCGACGAACGTGCCGGCGCAGAACGTCACCATCCCGTAGCCGCTCGTGAGTCTGCTGGATCGGCTCCGCGCCCGGGAGCTGCCGTCGGTCACCGTGGGAATCCCCGTCGACGCCGTCGCCTACGCGCGGCTCGACGGGGAACTCGCGCAGGCGACGTGGCGGTTGGAGGACGCCCGCGGCCGCGTCGGCGGCGATGTGGCGGTGCTCCGCGCCGAGCAGGCCGCGGCGCAGGCCGCGCTGGACGCGTGCCCGGTCGAGGCGGTGGTGTTGCGCGCGTTGCCTCCCGCTGAGTGGGAAGCGCTCGTCGACGCGCACCCGCCGACCGAGGAGCAGATGAACGGCGGCGCGCAGTGGAACGTCGCGACGTTCCGGCCGGCGCTGCTCGCCGTCTCGGTGGTCGTCGACTCGGATGATGACGCGATGACCGAGTCGGACTGGGCGGCGCTCGCGAAGGAGGGCGCGCTCGCCGCCGGGGAACTCGGCGCGCTGTTCCATGCCGCCGTCACCCTCAATTTGCGCGGGCCGAGCGCCTCGGTGGGAAAAGATCGCTGACGAACCCGCAGCTGCGGCTGGAACTCGCCTACTGCGCGCCCCGCGGCATCCCGCACAGCGCGTTCCTGCAGTGGCCGCGGGCCGATCAGGACAAAGCGCTGTGGTGGTTCATCCACGACGCGCAGGCGTGCAAGTCGTGCGGCACCCGCCCGGACGAATGGGACGAGGACGCGGGCGGCAGCGAGGACGCGTACATCGCCGAGCCCTATGTGTGCAAGGGGTGCCGGGTCCGCGCCGACGGCGACGAGTGGCTGGAGAAGAACAAAAAGAGCGTGCCGAGGGGGACGCAGATGCGGCTCCGCCGGCCCGACCCCACGGAGGGTGACTGATGCCGAGCGCGTGGCGGATCGTCAGCGCCGAGCTGGTGCAGCGCGGACGAACCGACCTCTCCTCCGGGCTGCGGGCCGCGGTGCGGCGGGAGGGCGCCGTCGCGCTCGCCGAAACCAAGGCGGCGTGGCTGACCGTCGACGTCACCAGCACGAAGGGCGGCATCGTCCCGCCGGACAAGTCCACCGGGCTCCGACTGAGGGTGTCGGGTGCGACCCGCATCCAGACGACGATGACCGGGGTGCGGATCACCGTCGCCCCCGGCAAGGTCGACCCCCGCTACGGCCGGACCCTGCCGTGGTACCTGAACGCCAGCGGCAGGCCGTGGCGGCACCCCGTGTTCGGTCGCAGCGCCAACCCGCAAGACTGGACAGTTCAGCGCGGGCAAGAGGTGTTCTTCTCGACGATCGGCGGCCACGCCCCCGCATTCCGGGCGGGCATCGAGCGGGCGATGGAGGACGTCGCCCGCCGATTCTGAGGAGCCTAGGCGCATGGCTGAGATCACGATGGTCATCAACGGGGAGCAGTTCGCGATCGATGACGACCCGCAGAAGTTCACCGCCGAAGAACTCATGGCCGTCGAGCAGCACACCGGGATGCTGGTCGTCGAGTGGGCGTCGAAACTCATGGACGAGCGGATCTCCACGCAGGCGTGGACGGCGCTCGCCTGGATCGCGGTCCGCCGCGCCAACCGACCGATCCGCTGGGACGACTTCGCGCGGAGCGTCTCGGTGATGGACCTGATCCAGAGCATGGGCACGAGGGCCGCCGCGCTCCCCGACCCGCCCGCGGTCGTGCCGAACCGGGCGGATCGCCGCGCGAAGAAGCCGAAGCCGCAGGGGCAGGGCGGTCAGGTGCTGGTGCCGGACGTCCACCCCGTGACTACGGACGGGCCGCCCGAACCGCCAGCCACCGCCAGCGCATGACGGAGGCGACGCACCTGCTCACCGTCGACGCCGTTCGCGCCTGGCTCGCGGAGTACGGCATCGACGCCAACGACGCGATCGAGGCCCGCATCGTCATCGCCCGGCACGGCGCCCCCCACGGACACGACATCGGCGCGTGGCTGTGCGTGGAGTGCTACCAGCGCGACAACCTCGGCTGGAAGGCCGTCGTCAACGGTGAGCCCGCGAGGCGCGGCGTTCTCGTCCCGCTCCACTCCTGGCCGCTCCTGACGCCCATCGAGTAAGCCGCGGAGGGGGGCTCGCGCGTGGCCACCCTCAAATACGACGTTGATGTTGACACGAAGCGCGCGGAGGCGCGGATCGGCGCGTTCGCGCTGCGGATGCGGAAGCAGATCAGCGACGCCATCAAGTCACTGCCGGAGATCGAACTCGACGCGAACAGCACCAAGGCCGAAGTCGAGATCGCCCGCATCCGCCGCGAGCTCAAGGACCTCGCCGGCAAGAAGATCGGCGTCGACATCGACGCCAAGGCGGCGGAGGCGCAACTCCAGAAGCTCGGCGCGGAGCTGCGGGCGCTGTCCGGCAAGTCGGGGAGCGTCCAGGTCGACGCGGACGTCGCCTCCGCGCTGGCCGCGCTCGGGCTCGTCGACAAGGCCGTCGACAAGATCGACGGGCGGAAGGCCACCGTCAAGGTCGACGTCGACCGGTCGCTGGGCGACTCGATCATCCAGGTGACGCGGCTCGCCGGGGCGTTGAAGGTGCTGGCGCTGCCCGCGGCGGCGGCGTCGATCGCCCCGCAGCTCGCCGCGATCGGCGGGGCGCTCCTCGACGCGAGCGGCGCCGCCGGCCTCATCCCCGCCGTGGCGCTCGCCGCTGGCGGCGCCATCGGCACCCTCGCCGTCGGCTTCGCGCACCTCGGCGACGCGCTCGGCCCCGCCGGCACACCCGCGCAGTTGAAGAAGGTCACCGAGGCGCTCGCCGCGCTCGCCCCGAACGCGCGGGCGACCGTCGAGGAGGTCCGCGGCCTCGCTCGGGCGTGGACGGACCTGCGGCTCGACGTGCAGCAGCGGCTGTTCGCGGGGATGGCCGCCGAGGTGAAGTCCCTCGCGCGGGTCGCGCTGCCGATCCTCCGCACGGGGCTCAGCGGCATCGCCGTCGAGTTGAACCTCAGCGGCCGCGGCCTCGCGGACTGGGCGAAATCCGCGGGCACCGTCCGCGACGTCAGCAGCATCTTCATCAGGATCAAGGAGTCGCTGCACGCGTTGGTGCCGGCTGGCGCGAACGTCGCCGCCGCGCTCCTCGACGTCGGCACGGTCGGCATGGGGTTCCTGCCGAAACTCGCGGACGCGACGAACAAGCTGACGACGCGGTTCCGCGAGTTCGTCGCGGAGGCCCGCCAGTCCGGTCAGCTCAGCGAGTGGATGTCAACCGGGATCGCCACGGTCAAGCAGTTGGGGCAGGTCGCCCTCAACGTCGGGTCGATCCTCAACTCGGTGTTCACCGCCGGTAAGACGGCGAGCGGCGGCCTCGTCGCGAACCTGCAGGAGGCGACGAAGGCGGTCGCCGACTTCCTCAAGTCGGCGCAGGGGCAGGACATCCTCGTCACCGTATTCCAGACGATCAACGGGTTGGTTCGGGCGCTGGTACCGGCGCTGCAGGCGCTCGGCCCGGTGATCGCCGCGGTCGCGCACGGTCTGTCCGATGTGCTCGGCGCCGCCGTGCAGGGCCTCGTCCCGATCGTGCAGTCCCTCGCGCCGCTGTTCGCGGAGCTGGCGCGCGTCGTGGGCGGCGCCCTGACGGCCGTCGTCAAGGCGTTGGCGCCGCCGCTGCTCGCCGTCACCCAGGCGATCACCCTCGCGTTGCTGCCGGTGCTGCCGCGGCTCGGGGACGCGTTCGCTCAGATCGTCGTCGCCGTCACCCCCGTGCTGTTCCAGCTCGCGGCGATGACCCCCGTCTTCGGCAAGGTCGCGTCGGCGGTGACCGACGTCGTCGTCGCGCTCGCCCCGTTCCTCAACGCGATGGCGAACACCCTCGTCGGCGCGTTGCGGCTGATCATCCCGGCGCTCGGGGCGTTCGCCGACATCATCGGTGGGGTCGCGCGGGTCCTCGAACCGATCGCGCCGATCCTCGGGACAATCGTCGGTGGGTTCGTCGCGTTGAAGATCGCCGCCGCGGGCATCGGCCTCATGCAGACGGCGCTACTCGGGTTGGGCGCCGCGATCGCCGGAGCCGGCGCGACCGCGGGGACGCTCACGACCCGGCTCACCGGCAGCGCGGTGGCGGGGGAACGGTTCGCCAACGCCGGCGGCAAAATTGAGGGCGCGGTGTCGAAGGTGAGCGCCGCGCTGCCCGTCGTCAGCCTCCTCCTCATCGGGTTGACGGTGCTGTTCGATCAGCTGTCGGATAAGGCCGGCGAACTCGCGAAGGCCGTCCTCGACGGGTCGATGACGATGCAGCAGGCCGTCGCCGACGAGGTCACGCAAATCGAGCGGCGGAACCTCGCGATGGACGCGGCGACGACCGCCGCGAACGAGGGGATCGTGTCCTCGCAGGAGGGCGCGTCGGCGGCGGATGTTCACGCGGAGGCCGTCGCGAACGTTCGCGCCGAGCTGGAGAAGCAGGCTGCGGTCATGCCGCCCCTGCAGGCGGCGCAGGCTCAGCTACGGATCGCGCAGGATGACTACAACCAGGCGGTGAAGGACTACACGGCGAACTCGCCGCAGGCGCAGGCCGCGTCGGCGGCCCTCGCCGCCGCGAACCTGCATTTGAAGGACATCACGCGGGACACCGCCGACGCGACGAAAACCCTCGGCGACAAGATCGTGGAGACGTCGCAGGCCGGTGCGGCGGCGGCGAGTTCCGAGGTCGGCTACAAGCAGTCGCTGCTGAACCTCGCGGACGCGAGCAAGCGGGCCGCGCAGGCCACGAAGGAACACGGCGCCAGCTCAACGGAAGCGGCGGCGGCGAACCTCCAGATGGAGCAGGCGAGCCTGTCCGCGGCTGCGGCGGCGCAGCGGCTCGCGGAGGACAACGCGAAGGCTTCGGGGTCGACGAACGTCGCGGAGATCGGCGCCCAGGCGTACAAGGAGGAGTTGCTGCGGCAGGCCGCGACGATGACCGGGCCGCTGAAGCAGGCGCTCATCGACCAGGCCAACGGCCTGGACACCGCGAAGCGGGCGACGTCGACGGCGGAGATCCAAAGCCGCCTGTACAAGGATCAGTTGGGGACGCTCGCCGCGCAGACCACCGGCCCGCTCGCGGCGGCGCTGGCGGGCGCCAAGCAGAACTTCGACACGTTGGGCGGCGCGCACGCCACGGCGGAGCAGAAGGCGGCGGCGCAGAAGACCGAGCTGCAGCGCCTCGCGAGCATGGCGAGCGGCCCGGTGAAGGCGTCGCTGCTGGCGATGGCAGCTCAGATCAACGCGACCCCCGACGGGTCGTTCACGATCACCGGCACCGGGGTCATCAACCCCCTGCAAATCTCGAGCGGCACCGGGCGGGGCGCGTCGACGTTCGGGCTCGCCGAGGGCGGCGTCATCGGGCAGATGGCCGACGGTGGGGTGATGCCCGGTTACACCCCGGGCCGCGACGTGCACCGCTTCGTGTCCGCGACCGGGGGGATTCTGGACCTGGCCGGTGGGGAACCGGTGATGCGCCCCGAGTTCGGTCGCGCCGTCGGCCACCAGTGGATCCACGCGGCGAACAAGGCGGCGCGGACCGGTGGGGTCGCCGGTGTCGCGAGTTTCATCGGCCGCACCGCGCCGCGCCCCGCGGGTGTGGAGGGGCAGCGGGGCGACGGCAGCGCGTTCGCCCGTGGTGGGGTGGTGCCGCATCAGCGGCTCGCGTTCGGCGGGTACGTCGGGACCGGCACGCAGCCGTTCCCGCGGGTCGCGACCGAGTCGTACGTCGCGGCGCGCAACAAGCTCGTCGCGATGGAAGCCGAGCGGATCAAGGCGCAGATCAAGAAGTGGTTGGAGGCCGGCGGGAACGGTCTCGCGTTCGCCCGCACCCAGGTCGGGAAACCCTACGTGTGGGGGGCTGTCGGACCCAGCTCCTACGATTGCTCCGGCTTCATGAGCGCCATAACGAATGTGATCCGCGGCCGTTATCCGTACTCGCGGGTCGGGTCGACGGGGACGTTCCCGTGGGCGGGGTTCTCCCCCGGCCTCGGCGCCGGGCTGAACATCGGCGCGTTCCGCGGCAACCCCGGGCACATGGCGGGCACCATCGCCGGCGTCAACGTCGAATCCGCCGGGTCCGTGGGGGTGCGGGTTGGTGGCCCGGTCGGCGCGACGAGCGGCATGTTCAACATCCGCGCGCACCTCGCCGACAAGGGCGGCCTCCTCCCGAGCGGGCACGCCGCCGTCAACCTGTCCGGCCGGGACGAGTACGTCGTCGCCCCCGCCGCCGCGCAGCAGATGGGGAGCACCTACAACGTGAGCGTGATCTTCCAGAACGCGATCAACGCGATGGACGACTCCCTCATGCGGCAGGCCGCCATCAAGGTCGCCGACGAGATCCGCAAAGTGGAGCGGAGCCGGACGTGACGAGCCTCTACGGGACCGTCACCCTCGGCCGCCTCCCCGCCCTGTTCGAGGCGTTCGAGGTCACGCAGGGCGTCGACGGGCTCCTCGGCGTGTCGGTACAGGCGAGCTCGACGGCGTTGAGCACCGCGCGGGTCGAACGCTTGCGCGACGACCTCCTCGGGCTGCCCGGCAAGCTCATCCCCGTCGTGTGGTCCGACAAGGTGTTCCTCGGCGGCTTCTACACCGTGTCGTCGGTCGACGTGAAGCACTGGTCATATCCCGGGCTCGCCGCCGCCGGCACCCGCCGCGTCTTCGGCTCCGCCGACGTGCGTTTGAAGGCGGGCGGCTACGCGAACACCGCGGACATCGAATCCCGCCTGTCGGGGGCGCAGACCCGGTCGAACGACTTCTCGGGCACCGGGGAGATATGGCACGCCCCCCCGATCGGGCACAGCGGCTACCTCGCCGGCACCGCCGTCCCCACCGCCGTGACCCGCACGGGGGAGGACGGCGCCGTCGTCGTCTACCGCGGTCTCGCGTTCGGCGCGAACCCCCGGTGGGGCGCCACCACCTCGACGTACCCGCAGGGCCGGGTGCGGTTCATCGACTCCAACGCGGAGGAACGCAGCGGGCAGGGCGTCGCCCTCTCCCCCGTCGGGTGGGTGCTCAGCAACGGCTTGGTGCGCATCACACCGCTCGTCACGGGTGGGGTGTTCAGCGTCGACGCCTACACCGGCGGCGCGTGGCGGGCGAAGGCGTGGGACGTCCTCGACAACGCCGCGACGATCACCCCCGTCGACGGCGTCGACATCCTCCAGAACGACTACGAAACCGTCGTCGTCCGGCTCTACAAGGGACAGTCGCAGGGGCGCGTGACCGTCGACCTCACCCTCCGCCGCGGCTCGCGCTTCGTGGAGCTGTTCGTCCAGTCCGACACCTCGGCGACGTTGAAGATCGTCAAAGCGGCGACGGAGGCCGGGACGAACGCGACCGCCGGGATGGTCATCGCCAGCAGCAACGACGCCGACGGCAACAAGTACGTCGTCGGGAGCAGCAAGAGCTTCACGGCGGACACCGCCATCGGCGGCGTCAGCAAGGCGTCGGTGACCGCGCTGGACGCGTTCGTGGGGGTCGTGGCCGGCGGCACCGGCGCCGTCACCGGCGACCAGGCCGCGAACCTGTTCGCGCAGTACCTCGGCAGCTCGACGGAGGTCGTCGCCGCCGTGCGCCGCTAACGCCTCGCGTCCTCGGCGATCCGCTCCAAGCGGAGCGCTGCCTCCGTGAGCGGGGCGCGGAGGTCGAGCATCGCCGTCGCCGTATCGGTGACCTCACCCGAACTGCGGAGTGTCCCGGCGACCCGCTCGATCCCGGCGGCGAGCGCGAGCAACGCGCTGCGGAGCTGTTCATAGTTCGGCGGCGCTGTCACGCCGGGCATCGTCCCACGACCGACCGACTGAGCGGAGGGCGCGTGCCGATCACGGAGTCGTTGCAGGCGCTCGGGCAGTGGTCGATCAATTTGAAGGCGACGACGCCGAAGTCGGTGACCGACGCGATCCTCGACCTCGGGCACGTCTGCGTGCACGCGGCGCGGCAGAACCCGCGGATCAGCGGCGACGCGCTCCTCGCCAGCGCCCGCTATGTGGGGGTCGTGCGGACCCGCGAGTTCACCGACGACACCCGGCGGCTCGGCGGGCCGGGGATGGCGTTCTGGCTCGGCGACGAGGACGACAAGGGCTCCGTCTTCGAGACGGCGGTGAACCTCTCGGGGAGCAGCTTCATCACCGGCGTCACGAACCTCCTCCCCGCCTCCGGGTCGATCACCGCCGGGACGATCAACACCGTGAGCGGGACGCCGTTCACCGGGTCGTTCGTGTTCATGTCGCCGAAGAAGGCGCTGAGCCAGTTCTGCGGCTACTGGTCGAACACGTTCGGGCAGGCGGAGTGGCAGGTCACCGGCGACGGGAAGCTCAACGCCGGCACCGTCGACCAGCTCTACGTCACCACGCCGACGGCGGTCATCGCCCGGAAGATGAGCGGGCAGGACATGACGCTCCGCGGCCTCACTGGCAGCGCGGAGGCCACGAGCGACTTGTCGGAGTTCAGCACCCGCGTCGTCGTACTCGCGCAGGGCGAAGGCGACGCGACGGCGATCGGGCAGGCCAACATCTCCGGGGGGTTGAACCCGTACAAGGACATCCACGGCAACACCGCGGTCCTCACCCGCATCGTCTCCGCGAGCGACGTGGAGGCGACGAACGCGGACCCGCTGGCGCAGCTGCAACTGAACCGGTTCCTCCGCGCGAAGCGCACGTTGAAGGTCAACACCAGTGAGGTCGACATCGACGGGGCGTTCCGCGTCGGCGACTTCGTGTGGGTGTGGGACCCCGACAGCGGCATGGTCGACACCGCGGTGCCGGCCGCCGAAGTCATGTTCCGGGGGCACCGGCTCAACCCGCTGAAGGTGCGCGTCACGGAGCTGACGTGGCCGGTCAGCCGCGGCATGGGCGTCGCCTACCGCGACTACAACAACCAGTGGATCGACCTGACGGACTACCTCGAACCGGAGGAGAGCTCGACGGCGATCACCGTCGGGTCGGACCCGCGCGGGTTGCTGACGGACCTGACGGAGTCCGTCGGCTCACGGCCGAAGCCCGACGCGAGCATCCCCGCCGCGCCGGGCTGGACGCTGCCGTTCACCGTCAGCTCGTATCTCCCCACGTCGGGGATCACGCGGGCGCAGGTCGCGGTGCGCTGGGCTCAGCCGCTGAACACCGACGGCACCCCGATCCTCGACGGCGCCTACTACGAGTTGCAGTGGCGCACCACCGACCACCTCGTCAACCCCGCCACCTGGGCGGTCGCGAGCGCCTACGTGTGGAGCCAACTCAACACGTGGGACGCGCCCGAACCCCCCGTCGCGTCGGGGCCGTGGACGGCGACGAGCGTCGGCTTCGACCTGAACTCGTTCACGGTCGCGGACCTCACCCCCGGCTCGTCGATCGAACTGCGGATCAGGGCGGTCGACACCGCGTCGCCCCCGAACCTCGGCGGCTGGTCCTCCAGCTCGACGGTGACGTTGCCGACCGACCCGTTCCCCCCGAGCCCCCCGGCGCCCCCGAGCATCGTGTCGTCGCTGCTCGGTGTGCAGATGACGCACACCCTCGGCCGCGCATCGGGCGGCACCTACAACCTGGAGGCCGACCTCGGGTGGCTGGAGCTGCACGGGGACCTCGACCCATTGTTCGCGCCGAGCGCGGCGACGCTGCTGGGGAAGGCCATCGCGAACCGGGGGATGATCGCCGCCGGCACCCCCGTCGTCGAGTCGTTCAAGGTCGACCAGGTGCTGTTCCCGACGCAGTTCAAGGTCATCGCCGTCGACCTCAACGGCAACCGGAGCCTGCCCTCCACGGCCTCGTCGGCGACGCCCGGGCTCATCAACTCGCAGTACGTGTCGGAACTGACCGCGTCGAAGATCAGCGCGGGGACGATCCTCGCGGCGCTGCTCATCGGCGGCAGCATCAGCACGGCCGCCGCCGGGCAGCGCACGAGGATGGATGTCTCCGGGTTGCACACCTACGACTCGTCGAACACCCTGCTCGTCGACCTCAACAGCGACACGAACACGAACCTGCTGACCGGCATCTTCCAGACCGCGCTGACCGGCACCCGCGTCGTCATCCCCACCACCGGTGAGATCAATTTCTATCCGTCGTCGGGCGCGAACTACTCGCGGCTCAACTTCATCGGCACCACCGACATCTCGGTGCGCGGCCCGCTCAACGGCTCCGGCCGCTCCGGTCGGATGAACGCCAGCTCGACGAACGTCGCCATGACGTTCTGCGACGAGGACACCCTCGCCACCGGCGGATTGTTCACGTTCCTGACGATGACGCAAACCGACGTCCTGATGATCGCCCCGACCACGACGTTCGCGATCGACGGGATGAGCGCGCACCCCCCGGCGACGACCCGGCTGATCCAGTTCTGCACGAACGACAGCAGCAACGCCAACATCAGCGACAGCTTTATGATCTACAACCGGCGGGCGTCGGGCGGCGGGTCGAACATGCTCGCCCCGTCGCAGGGCACCGGGTTCGCGTTCTCCGGCGGCGTGATGTACTGCCGCAACGGCACCGACACCGGCAACGGCAACTTCGAGGCCCTCACCCTTTCTCAGCCGTCGTCGCGGGCGGTGAAGCGGAACCTCCGAGACATCGACTGGGCCGGCGTCAAGGCCATCGACCTGATCACCCGCGTGAAGTCGCAGGAGTACGAATACCTCGTCGAGGCCGCCGAGGTCGAGACCCCCCGCCCCCAGTTCGTGCCCGGTGTGACCCGCCGCGTGCCCCGCTGGGCGGCGGACGGCACAACCCCCGTCCTCGACGCCGACGGGAATCAGATCGTCGACACGGCGCCCGGCGAGTGGGGGTACCCGCAGCCCACGGTCGTCCCCAAGCACTTCGGGCCGATGGCCGACGACATCGCCGCTATCGCCCCCGGCGTCGTCCAGACCAGCCCCGCGACCGGGGAGATGACCCTCCCGCTGAACGACGTCGTCGGGATCATGTGGGACGCGCTCGGGTCGGTCGCGCAGCGGGAGGTCCGCGCCAACGACACGCGGGTCCTGTCGCCGTTGCTGTCCGCCACCGCGCCCGTCGACGTGCCCGTCACCTGGCCGGGCGGCCCGCTGCTCATCGAACCCGACGACGCGATGATCTGTAGGGAAGGGTTCACGGTCGCCCAGTCGGTGCGGATGCAGACGACGATCGTCCCCCTATCGATCACCCGCTCGGGCTGCACCGTGCGGGTCACGATCACCGGGCCGGACATCGCCGCCAACGCCGGCCTCCTCCACGTCACCGCCCTGTCCTGGCGGACCACGATCATCTGAGGGGGTGACTCGACATCGCTACGACCACCACGCGCCTCGGGCTCCGCAAACCGGCGAGCGGTGACACCGTCAACGTCTCCACCGACCTCGGCGGCCCCTACGACAGCATCGACGCCGCGGTGGGCGCGACGAACGTCACCGCCGCCACCCGCCCCGGCTCGCCGTTCACCGGGCAGCACATCGTCGAGACCGACACGAACCGCACCTACGTGTACGACGGCGGGTGGCTGCTCATCGGGTCGATGGTCGCGGTGAAGACCACCGACAACACGGTCAACAACACCGCCACCCTCGCGAACGACGCGCAGCTCACCCTCCCCGCCGAAGCATCCACGACGTATGTGCTGGAGCTGTTCCTCGACTACTCCGCCGCCACCGCAGCCGACGTGAAGATCGGGTTGGTGGTGCCGGCGAGCGCGACGTGGAGCGTCGCCCCGAACGGGATGCTGACCGGCGTTGCCGCCACCAGCGGCAGCATCGAGACGGCGCCATCCGTGACCGCCGGCAACCTCCAATTCGGCGGGAACGGCGCCGGGGTGCACCTCACCGCGAACCCCGTGGGCTGGCTCAAGACGGCGGGCACCGCCGGGAACGTCGTCGTGCAGTTCGCGCAGGCCACCGCCAACGCCAGCAACGCGATCCTCTACACCGGCACCTGGATCAGGCTCACTAGGATCTGACCCCGTGCGGCTCCTGACGGCGCTGTTCCTGCTGCTGTTCCTCACCGTCCCCCCGGCCGGCGGGGAGCCCGAGCAGCCGGGATGGACACCACCCGCCCAGTGCCAGCGCTGCTGACCTTCGCATGGGATAGTGCCGCCATCCCCCCGCCGAGACCCGTGGGGTGAGGGCTGCGAGGAGCACCACATCTGTGAGCGTCGACGTGTTGATCTGGAGCCGGGAGACCGGCGCGATGTGCGCCTGCGGGCACCCGGTGCGGGACCACACGCGGCGATGGTTCCCGCCGTTCGATCAGTGCGTCGACGGCTGCCCCTGCCAGCTGGTGCGCGACCCGACGCTCCTCGCGGCGGGCGACGCTGAGTAGGGACACGCTCCTCGACCTCGCCCCGCGAGACCCCGCGCTGCGCCCCCCCACGCGACGTAGGAGGGCTGTGCGGACTGAGCGGCAGCGCCGCTACCTCCACCGGGTCGCGCTCCTGACGTTCGCTGTGGGCGCCGCGCCGGGGGTGCTGGTGGGCACGGTCCTCGGGTTGGAGAACCTCCGCGCGGCGTGGCCCGCCGACCCCGTCCCCCGCCCGCCCCCCATCACGGTCACCGCCCCGACGACGGCCGCGCTTGAGCGCGACCCGGCCGCGCTTGAGCGCGGTCCGACGCTCACACTGCGAGCAACACCCACTGCGGCGCGGACGACCACCCCGAAGCCGGTCGCGCCGCCTCCCGCTGCGGTGCCCCGCCGTAGCTCGGCTCCGCCTGCCCCGACGGCGCCGAGCACGGCGGCCCCACCCTCGGCTCCGCCGGTCTCGAGCGCTGCTCCGCCGAGCAGCCAACCGGGCTAACCACCCTTGCGCGGCTTTGCGCGCAACGACCCCTTGCGCCGTTCGCCAGTTACGCGCAATTTACGCACCCCCGGGAGGCCGCCCTCGTGATCCGCCGCGCCGGTTACGTCAGCCCCACCGCCTCCCGCAGCGAGTACGACGCGACCGTCGAACGATTGCGCGCCAGCATCGGCGCCGCCGCCGACCCGGACGACATCGACGTCGTCAGCTGGGCGGATGAGGACGGCGGCATCCGCATCGAAGTCACCTGCTCGACCGTCGGCTGAGCGGGCTCGAACGGGGGGGTTGTGAAGACCGGTCAGACCGTCGCCATCGTCGCCGCCATCGTCGTCGTCGTCCTCGCGCTCGCCGCGTTCGTCCTCGGCGTCCTCGCGCTCACCGACCCGAACGACCAACGCATCGACCACCTCGGGATCTCCACCCTCGCGGTGTTCAGCTCCACCGTCTTCGGGCTGCTCGCGTTCCTCAAAGCCAGCGCCGTGCAGAAAGACCTCCGCAACGGCGCCATCGAGGAAGCCGTCCGCCGGGCGCTGGCCGCCGACCGCGAGGGAAGGGACACGCCGTGAGGGTCACGTGGATGTTCGACGTCCTCCGCGCTGCGGGGGTGCCCGTCGCGCAGGCCCCCGGCTGGCAGGCGCGCGGGCACGGGGAGATGAGCGGCTGCACCGGCGTCCTCGGGCATCACACCGCCGGGCCGGCGCGCGGCAACACCCCGAGCTACGGCGTGGTCGTCAACGGCCGACCCGGGCTCCCCGGCCCGCTCGCGAACCTGTACCTCGGCCGCGACGGCGTGTGGGTGTGCGTCGCCGCCGGCCTCGCCTACCACGCCGGCCTCGGGTCGCTGAGCTGGGTGCCGAGCGGGCAGGGCAACAACTACCTCATCGGCATCGAGGCGGAGTCCTCCGGGGTGCTGCAGAACGGTCAGCCCGATTGGACGCCGGCGCAGCTCGATAGCTACCCCCGGGGCGTCGCCGCGCTCCTCGCGCACATCGGGAAGAACGCCGACCGCTTCGCCGGGCACAAGGAATACACCAGCCGCAAGCCGGACCCCGCGTTCTGGCCCGGCGGCATGACCGGGTTCCGCACGACGGTCGCGGAGCACCTCGCCGGGGGAGCGCCGGCAGCCGCCCCGAGGAAGACGACACACCTGGAGATGGTCGACATGTTGGTCGGGCAGGATCAGTCAGACGGGCGGCTCTACCTCATATCGGGGAACAGCGCCCTGGAGTTCCCGAAGGGCGGAGGCGACCCGAAGGGGAGAGGCCACGGCAACCTGTACGCCGACATCCTCCTCGACATGATGGATCAGGCGTTCCCGGACGGGCCGAAGGCGCAACTCGTCGCGCTCAACCACGACATCGTCACCCGCATCCCGCCGGCGTGGAGCTTCATCGACGGTTCGGCGCCGAGCACAACGAAGACCGCGCCGGGTGAGCAGGCGGTCAAGTGATGTTGACCGCGGAGTTCTGGAAGAACGCCGCCGAGCGCGCCGTCAAGACGTTCGCGCAGGCGCTCCTCGCCATCCTCACCGTCGAGCTCGCCACGGGCACCCCGGCGACCGTCGACTGGAAGACGATCCTGCTGACCGCGGCCGGCGCGACGATCCTGTCGGTGCTCACCTCGGTCGCGGGGGTGGCGGTCGGCCCGAGCGGCTCCCCGTCGCTGGTCGTCGACACCAACGCGACAGCCGCGACCGTGCCGCTCGCCGAGCCCCCACCGGCCGCGCAACCGGAGCCGCCGAGCCCCGCGCCACGCCCCTAGAACGGTCCGCCCCCAGCGTCGCCCCACGGTTGGGTTCTCCCGCGCCGAGGGAACCCACGGGCGGCACACAAGAACGCCCCCGCACCCAGGCCCCCCGAGGCCGGGTGCGGGGGCGTTCTCCCGCGTTCAGGGATAGATCGGCATGGTCGTCGCCTCGCCGAAGCCGGGCCGGTGCGCGAGCGGCTGCGCGAGGAGCAGCAGCGTCGGGTCGAGCGCGTGGATGAACCCGGGGTCGACGAGCGTCGTCCGCGTCGGCAAACCGACGGCGTGCTCCGGCGCCCACACGACGCACTCATGGTGCCCGGTGTGCAATTCCACGATCTGCCGCCGCGCCTCGCACTCCGCGAGGACCCGCGCCGCGTCCCAGTTCGCGATGTGCAACGCCAGCGTCCACGCCTCGATCGGCCAGTCCAGGTCGACCGTTAGCGGCACCGCCGCGGCGACGGCGAGTCGCTTATCCTCCGCGATCTGTTCGAGCATCCACGCCGGCAGGTCCGTCACGGCGTCGGCGCCTGGGTGAAGTCCGGGTGCTGCCCGGCGATGTGCCGCGCGAGGTTCGCGAAGTGCCGGTGACACCCATCGACCGGGCACGTCCCCGCCGCCGCGCGGTTGCGCTGCCGGGTCACGACCGCCCGCGTTGCGCGTAGGGACCGCGCCGTCGACTCCAGCTGGTCCTGCGTCGCGCCGAGCGCCGCGTAGGCGTCGTCCCGGTGCTGCCGGAGTCGCTCTGCCGTCCGCCGCAGCCGCGCGTTCTCATTGTCGCTGTAGTGGATCTTGTGGCCGTTGACGCAGTAGAAGTCCTGGCCGTCCTGCTTGCGGTCGGCGATGCGGCTGCGCTCCATGCCGAACCACACCCCGCAGTTCCCGCATTCGATGGCGTCGATGACCAGGGCGACCCGCACACTCGTCGTCACGATCCGTTCCCCTTTCCGTGGTGGGTGTCGGGGCTCCGCACCCCCGACGGGCGTGGGTTGGGTTGCAACCTGCGGAGCCCCGACACGATCAGAATGTCACCCCTGCCACCCGCGCGAGCGGGCGAGCCGCAGCGCCTGCTTCGCCACCGGCCCCACCTGGCAGTCCATCGTCGGCGACTTGCAATAGTCGCACCGCCCGTCGACCTGCCGGTGGCGCTCCGCGATCGCCTGCGTCGCCTCCGGGTACTGCGTCATCAGCTCCAGCAGCTCAGCCTTCAACGCCCGGTCGCGGGCGCGGTCCTCCCGCTCCCGCTCCTCGCGGCCCGTGACCATCAGATGCCGCCCCGGGGGCCGAAACCGGCCCTCAACCCGTCACCAGGTGACGGGCTCGGGCAACCCGTCACCCCCGTCTCCACCCGCCCTGACCTGCGCGGAGGGGTGGAGACGGGGTGGAGACGGGGTGGAGACGGGTTGCGGCCCGTGGAGACGGGCTGGTGACGGGTTAGTGACGGGCTCATACCCGCCCCCCTCGGGCGAGCTTCCGACCCACTGAGCCGATGTCGCCGCTGTGTTTGCGGACCATCCGGCGGGCCTCGCGCCGCGCTTCGCTCATCGACATGCCCTCGCGCCGGCACGCCTTCCGCGCGAACTTCCGGTCGCTGGCCGCGCCCCGCGAACCCGTCGCCGCCTCACCGGCGAGGGACATCACGGCGTCGCTGCGGGCGTCCCGCGGGTACACCTCCGAGTAGCCGTTCGAGTCGTCGAGGAGGACCGCGCCGACGGACCGGCCGCCGAGCCGCCGGTTCACCACGAGGTGCGCCGCCTCATGCTTCGCGGACCGTCGCCGCTCCCCGTTCGGGTTGCGGGTCGGCGGCGCGCTCCGCACGCTGCGGACGCTGCGCGAGCCCCCACCGCCGAACAGCTTCATCAGGATGAACGCGCCGACGAGCGCGATGATCGCCTGGCTCACGAGAGGTCGTCCGTGAAGCGGGTCTTGCCACGGCTCACCCGGTAGCTCCCCCGCCACTCGCGGGCGCCCTCGACGACCCGGTCGACGCGCGACTGAGCCATGTCGGAGTCCACCCACCGGTCGTAGATTTCGTTCATCGCCGCCTGGTCGCCCTCGCGTTCGGCCTTGGCGTAGGTGTTGCGCAGGTTCGTCGTCAGCCCGCGCTGCGCCGCCCGGCTGAGCTTGCTCATTAGTGCCCCCTCGGGCAGGACTCGCCCGGCGCGTAGCTGAACCCGCACGGCGACCCCCGGTGGTCGACGGGGCACTGCGTGCACTTGCACGGTGACTTCTCACACTTGACGCAGACCAGTTTGCTCGCGGGGATCTTCCCGCTCGCGTAGTCGTCGAAGTTCGGCGACCACTTCGCGCCGAGCGCCTTCATCGCCTTCTCAGCCCTACTCGCCATCAACCCGCTCCTCCTCCTGTTATCGGTGCATTTCGATGACCGTGCCACCGGCCCCGTCGTTGCGGAGCCGTTCAACCACTGAGCGGATGTCCGCCGTGCGGTACCCGCGGACCTGGTCGCGTTCCCCGGGCATCCGCCCCTTCCCCGGCGCCAACCCGATCGGGTCGGCCTTCATCCCCGCGGCGAGCGCCTCCGCCGTCAGCCCGAGTTCCTCGACGAGCTCAGCGGTCGGCACGAACGTCCGCCCGTCCGGGTCGAGGTCGTCGCCGAGGTGCCCGACGACGGAGCGCAGCGGCTCGGGCAGGTCCGGGTTGTCGATGACCTCAGCGTCGAGCGCCGGCAGCGCGTCGGGCTCGGGCTCGGCGGCCTCGTCGAGCGCCGCCCGCGCCTGCGCCACGTCGAGCGCCTGGAACTGACCGGCGGCGTCACCGGCGAGGGTGCGGGTCTCCTCCCGCAGCGTCCGCCCCCGCTGACACAACGCGGTCCACTCGCGGCCCGTCATCCAGTCGACCTGCACGGTGGGGAACCCCGCGTCGACGGCCGCCAGCTCCCCATCCGGGCGGAGGATACCGACGCCCAGGTGGGTGCCGAGGAGCAGCGAAGCGTCGTATCCGCGGGTGTTCATCTGCTCCCCGAGGATGATGTTCGAGTCGCGCCAGTCCATCACCTTCAACGCGAACCGGTGACCCATCTGGCTCCGCAACCCCGTCGGCAGAGTCACCGAATCCGGGCGTTGCGTTTGGAGCAGGAGAACGACGCCGGCGCTCGGCGCGGTCTTCGCCAGGTAGGTGAGGAGCGTCGCGATGTTCTGCCCGACGGTCGCCTTCTTCCCCCGCTCCGGCCAGCCGGGGGCGCCGCAGTCGGTGTAATTCTGCAGCTCGTCGATGTTGACCACGGTGATCGGGTAGCCGTTGCGGCTCATCTCCCGCGTGATCTTCCCGTCGGGGCACTCGTCGTCGTCCAGCTCATCCATCCGGTCGAAGCGGCCCATCACGTCGAGCTGCAACCCGGCGAGGGCGTCGCGGAGCCGGATGCACTCGGCGTCGCTGTGGCCCTTCCCGTAGCGGTAGGCGATGTCCTTGATCGCCTTCCACGCGCGGTCACCCTTCCCGTTCCAGCAATAGATGCGGACGTGGGGGTCGAGCACGTAGGGGCTGATCGCCACGCGAGCGGTAAACGTCTTCCCCTTCCTCGGCTGGGCGCCGATCAGCAGCGACGACCACACCAGCGACAGCGGGACCGGCCGGTCCCGCTTGTCGTGGCCGAACGGCGCCGGCTTCCACACATCCCACCGCTCCGCGCGGGCGAGCGCGAACGGGTGCGGAGCCCCACCGAACGGGTCCTTCGGCGACGCCCACTGGCTGACCCGCCCGGCGTGTCCCTCGTCGCCGCGCACCCGTTCGATGGACAGGCAGATTTCGTCGAGCGCGAGCGCCGACGCGACGGCCTCCGCCTCGCGCACCACGTCGCTGGCCTTCACCCCCGGCGGCAAATCGAACACGATCAACCAGCCCTTGCCGTCCCAGTAGGCGTGCTTGACGAGGAGCAGCACCTGATCCTTCTTGATGAGCTTCGCGTGCCGATACGCGTCGTTGAGCATCTCCGGGTTCATCGTCCAGCCGAAGCCGCGCCCCCCGAGGACGGGCTTCCGGCCGGGGGTGCCGTCCTTCGCGCGCCCGAGGAGCATCAGCGCGATCAGGAGTGCGGCGAGCGCCGGCCACAGCACGAGCGGCGCCGTCGCGGGGAACACGAACCGCAGCAGCAACCCGACCACGACGAGGGCGAGCAGCGCGAGCCCGGTGCCCTTCCAGCGGCGCCGCGACGCCTCCCGCAGCCCGGGGCCCTTCTCGTGGAGCTTGTTGTCCTTCCGGGCGTGCTCCCGCTCCTCGTAGAGGACGATGAAATGCCACCACAACCGGGCGGCGACAACCACGCCGCGGGCGACGGCGCGGGGCATCGTCGTGACGGGGGCTCGGGCCGAGCGGATCGCGAGGTCGCGGCGCGCGGCCTTCGCGTCGGGCACCAGCGACGTCGGCTTGAACACCACGGGGACGCGGGGTGCTCGCGCCCAGCGCTGCGTGAGCGTCTTCGGCGACTCGTCGACGATCTCCCCCTCGACGACCGGGGCGGGCTCGGGGAGGTTCTCCGGCCGGACCTCCAGCTCAGCGCCCGGCGGCTGCGGCTCGGTCATCAGCCGGTCTCGTGCGTCGGGCAGCGGAGCCCGCCGGGGCTGTAGACGAAGCAGCTCGCGCACTCCGTGCAATGGTTGTCGCGGTCGCGGCCGCAACTCACGCAGAGCTTCGGGGTCGCCGTGCTCCGGCTGGTGTCTCGGCGCGGCCAGCTC